GTCTCCAAATATTCATTTTCATTATCTGGATTCGTGCAGAGAAATCTAGAAACCCCTCTTTCCTGAACATGATAAATGGCATGTTGGAATTTTCCGGTGTAATATTCATCATCTATGCCGCTGAAATAATCGTACTTCTTCAATTCACAAAAGCCTCTGCCGTCCTTTTTATCATACTTGATGGTCGCTTCGACTTTTCCAAAAACCACACCCCACGAGTCCTTCAAATCAAGTGGATTCTCGATTTTAGCAAATTGCTTTTCCAGCAAGTGACTCACCCGTTCCGAGTAATGGAAGACAAATGTCGTTCCAGATACAAACATCCCGTTTTCATTTCGCTCTGCAACAAATTCTTCAATTTCATCTGCTGTCATGTCCGTAATTTGGACTTGACCAGTGAATATACCACTTTCAAATATGGTATCCCACGGACAGACCATTTTCAAAAATCCACCGCTGCGGTGTTTCGTACGCACAGTAACCGCAGTTGGGGTTCCTAGCTTGATTTTCGAAAACTGGAACGATGCAGCAGAACCACCCATTCCTGAGACTCCCATAGACTGGCGATCTGCATTATTCTCTCTAAAAATGTCGACCATATGTATTAGCTTTTCCATGGTCATTCCACTACCATCATCGATGATAGTAACGTTACTAGGATAATTATTGACAAATAATATTTGTGAGGAGCATGCATCCACTGCATTTGCAATCAACTCACAACCACTTTTTGGCAATGTGAACCCCTGACGGTCCAAACTATTAATAAATCCTCGTTCGTTAATACTTCCAGCACTGATCATTTTTTGACTTTGACGCTTTGCGTTTAATTGAAATCATAAGATAAGTATTCAATGATTTCAATTTTTTTTTAATAAGTATTACACATTGTAGTACTATTTTTTTTTAATTTTTTATCTTTTGATTTTAAACTTTGGCTTTGGTGTCCCTGGGTATTAAGTATTTGAGGTTGTAGCGGGTGTTGCAGCTATTGTTGATGAAACAGCGGTTATTGCACGTGATACTACATTTGCAGAAGTTTATGTACTAGTTTGCGTCTCAGGTAACGGAAATTTTAAAGCAAATGCATGTCCTGCTTGATTGAAAAACTTTTCATCTTCTTTGAACGCGGCATCATCTGTTTGATATCGCATCGCAACCATTTGACAACCGTTATCTCTACATAACTTGGCATTTGGATTGGGCGGATTGGAGCCCTTGTCAGGGAAAACAATTGTCATATTTTGGCGATTGAACCCCAAAAGTTCGGTGTCATGCTCTTTAATATCCTTGAAACGATATGCGCGCATATACATAGAATTACTTGTCATGTTGACAAACTCTACTAGGTCATTATTCTCCAAAAATGCATTGTTCGATTTATCTACAATCAATATTATTTTTTGTTTCAATGCCAAAATTTTTGCGCTTGCTAAACTGTTCAAAGCATAATTACTTCCCAACATTCTGTAAGAATAGGTGGCGAAAATTTTTGCTAGGTTGGTGAACATTTTTTGGTTATTGCTATTAAGTCGTAAATGAATGATTAACGGGTCGGTGTAATTCGGGCATGTTCCGCTTCCAAATGCATAGCTATTGATGGTATTCATAACATTTGAAAATGAAACTGAATTATATGTTTCTTTAATACGGTAATTGTTGCTAGTACTTGTAGCAACAACCGGATTATCGTCTATTGAAAAAATCTCGAAATCCAAACAACGTGCTCCTTGTTTTATTACTGCAGTCAAATTACAAATATCCACGTAATCATTTGTATAATTTCCGCCAGAACATGCATTGTATGCTGTTTTAATATAGTAATCACTTAAATTATAGCGGCAAGTCGGGTCATCGTTAGTAATAGATACAATATTGCTATTTAAATTTGGATAGAGTGAATTCATGCGTTTACATTCAGCATTTCGTTTGCCACCAGAACGCACGTATTCAACCAAAAATATTACAAGAATTACCACTGCGACAAACATGATTACATAGCTTATAGTCTCATCACTCATTGCCATATTAGTTATATTTGATATATTTGAAATAGAGCTAAAATTTAAATATGAAGAAGACATTATTACTATTACATTATATTATTTTTATGAAATAATAATTAAAAACTTTACATATATTATACTTAAAATGCCTGGCGGACTCATGAATCTAGTAAGTCAAGGACAACAAAATATAATTTTAAATTCAAATCCTAGCAAATCATTCTTCAAATGCACCTATAAAAAGTATACGAATTATGGTAAACAGAATTTCAGGATTGACTATGAAGGAACACCTGAACTCAGTTTAACGGCAGAAAGCACATTCACATTCAAAATAAAACGATATGCGGACCTTCTAATGGACTGTTATATTTGCATAACATTGCCGAATATATGGTCGCCAGTATTTCCGCCCCAAGCATATACCGCTGGCGACGGTTCAACCGTTTACACAGACTGGGTTCCATATGAATTCCAATGGATAAAAAATTTAGGCGCGCAGATTATTAGCAAAATTACCATAAACTGTGGCAACCAACAGCTCCAGCAATATTCCGGACAATATATCCTCAATTCCGCACAGAGAGATTTCAGCGGTAGTAAACTGGCGCTTTTCAATGAAATGATTGGTAATATTCCGGAATTAAATGACCCTGCAAGTAATACCTGTACATGCAGTTATCCAAATGCGTTTTATACTACGAGTCCCGCTGGTGCGCAGCCGTCGATTATGGGCCGGACATTGTGGATACCACTAGGTGCGTGGTTCAACTTGTCGTCTTTCCAAGCATTCCCTTTAGTCGCTCTTCAATATAATGAGCTATTCATAAATGTAACATTTCGCCCAATCAATGAATGGTTTACAATACGTGATGTTACTGATTATGCAAATGGCTTTCCAGTTGTAGCACCCAACTTCAATCAGTCCTATATGCAATTTTACAGATTCTTGCAGACACCGCCCGATGAAGAATTGGGGGTGAATTCGTATATTGATCAGCGAACAAATTGGTTTGCAGATATTAACTTGAATTGCACTTATTGCTTTCTGTCTGATGATGAATCAACTATTTTTGCGAAAAACGAACAAAAGTATTTGATAAAGCAGATTTATGAGAAGCCATTTTACAATGTAACTGGTGCAAATAAAGTGGACTTGGATTCTATGGGAATGGTGATAAGCTGGATGTTCTATTTCCAAAGAAGTGATGTGAATTTGCGGAATCAATGGTCGAATTATACGAATTGGCCGTTTGAGACGATGCCACAAGGTCCTAGTCCTGCACCTGAAACAGGCAACTATGCTAATCCCAACCCAGGTGGTCCAGGAACACTCGGTCCTGGCACGAACACTGACGGCACTTCATCTGGGTTGTATATTAGCGGCGTTTATAACCCGCAAAACTTGAAATCCATCTTGGTAGCACTCGGCATATTATTAGATGGACAATACAGAGAGAATGTTTTACCCGAAGGTGTGTATAATTTTGTAGAAAAATACGTAAGAACTGCTGGTTATGCTCCGCCAGGATTGTATTGTTACAATTTCTGCCTAGATACGAACCCCCTTGTGCTGCAACCATCCGGGGCTATGAATATGAGCCGTTTCACAAATATCCAGCTGGAATTCAACACGATAACTCCTCCGGCGGACCCATATGCTCAAGTGTTAACCATCTGCGACCCTGCGACGGGTGATATAGTAGGAATTAATAAACCGACATGGAGAATTTACACTTACAACTATAATTTGTATTTGATAGAAGAAAGAGTGAACATGGTTGTATTTGTTGGCGGAAATGCGGGCCTATTGTATGCTACTTAATAACCTTGAATCTAATCTATTCTAGTCTAGTAATCTAGTAATCTAGTAATCTAGTAATTGGATGGAAACGGACCATCACTTACAAACTTCCCCGTTAAACTGTACATTTGCGGATAACTTGGCATAAATTCTAAATCGCGTGGTTTGTATCTTTTGTCAAAAAGCTGTTGTGATTTTTCGGCAGGCGATGCCCATGTATTAATACCAAAATCCGCCCGGGCTGGCTTATTTTCGTGTGGTAGAACCATTTCTTGTGTACCAAATCCACTTGTTAAAGAGGAATATTGAGGCGTAACCCCGATGGTTAGTTTTCCAGCATCATTATCGCCAGGAACATGCTCGTCTTCTGCATTTTCTTGTTTCTTTTTTTCCGTTGATTGTTTTATATTAGGTTGGCAACCGGGACAGTCAACATCAGTGAAACATTGATGGCCAGTTATTGCACATCGTGAAGTAGGGCCGCAAAAATTTTTGCAACTATACCGTGTATTAATTGGCAAATCAACCGTGTGGGAAGTGGAATCATTTACAAATGACTCTTTGACTCGTTTCTTATCACAATCATGGCAGAAATAAATAATACCATGTGACGAGAGTATGTGGATTAGCTGAAAAACATAGTATAGCAAAATCAGGATGGCTATGACTAAAAGCAAATTATAATATTT